AATTTTCAGTATAATATGGCTGCCAATCCTACCGGAAACGGTAAGTCGGCAACGCGGTTTTCTGATCGCGGACGGATTCAGAGAGGCGCACAGGCACTTTTCGGGGGGCTGTATGAACACAGCGGCCCCCTGCCTGACCTCTCAGATCCGGGTTCGAAATCTTTTCTCTCGGCTCCCCTGGAGTCACTTTCTAATACCGGGTGCTTGCCCCGGCCCACACTCTCTTTTTTTGCTTCTTTGTTTCTCCTTCGAAAGGTCCTTCCGTCGAATGACCCCTCTATCCCTCAGTATTTAGATAAGCTAAGCGCACGTCCTATAGTCTCCCCTGAGTTCCTGGAGACCATAGACAAGACAATTCCCCGGCTATTCAAGCCCGGGTGGGACAAGGAATATCCCGAATATTGTCGGCGTGTGACAGCTTGTCGAAATAGCTGCTTGGAGAAGTCCACCCGCGGGGGTGGTGGAATAGAGGGGGCAATCGACGAAGGGATGACGGTGGATTCTTTCTTTGAACTCATGATGACGGGGCGATCAATTCCATCTGTCCGGAAGATCATCCTGGTTGAGCGGGACGGGAAGAAGAGGCTGGTAACAGTTGCCTCATTCTTGCAGTACCAGTTGCTGCCGCTCCATCTCCTACTCTATGCACATCTGTCGAAGCAGAAGTGGATATTGAAGGGGGATGCTAAAGTGGAGTCATTGAAAGGGTTTACCGTCAAAGGAGGAGAGATTTTCGTTTCAGGAGATTACGAGAATGCAACCGACAATTTCAACGCCGGCCATTCTCGTCACCTCCTGAATAGGATTTTTGATTTTTCTGAGCATATCCCCACCGGCGTCAAGCGGGCTGCTTTGGACTCATTAACCGGATCCCTGATGTTTAGGGGCTCTAACGGTGAAATGATCTTTAGTGCACAGCTAACTGGTCAGCTTATGGGGAATCTACTCTCTTTTCCTTTGCTCTGTTTAACGAATTTTCTTGGAGTGGTACACGCGCTAGGCTGGACCCGAGCCAATAGTATTCCCCTTAAAATTAACGGTGACGATATTGTTTTTCGTTGCCGGCGGGAGGAATTTGACATCTGGTCTGGCGCGGTTGCCGCGGCAGGACTTACCCTATCCAGAGGGAAGACACTGTTGCACCACATCTATTTTTCCATCAATTCCACGTTTTTTCATGCCCAATCAAATGGGGTTCGTCTCGTGCCAGTACTTCGCGCGGCGACAATCCTGGGTACATGCCCTTCACAGGAATCCCTAGCAGGTCGCATCAAGGCGGCTACTTGGGGATGGTATGGGAAGAAGCGTAGGTTCATAATTTCATTCATGTTACGTTATCATCGTAAGATAGCTCGTCAAGGACATGTCTCATGGACCAGAGGATTTGGAATTCGGTGTGGTGAGGCGCCGCTCGTTGAAGCAGATCTGCTGAAGAGGGAGGTAACACTCCTTCTTCGTCCAGCACACCTGGATAGGTTTGTCCAGGCCTCAGAGGCTCAAACCGAAGCAAGTCTCGGATCATTAGGATTCGTAAAGCAGAGAGAGGCAAGAATATGCAAGGAGTGTAGGTCTGCGCAAGCGGGTCTGCTCGCCGAAGCAAGCTGCCGGTTGCAGTGGCAGCGGAGAGTAGAAGAAGTTGTTCATAAAAACCAAAAATCCGACCGGTCCGTCTTTTATGCTCC